CTTTAATAGTACACGACTTAACATCAAATGTCAACCTAAACATCATCAACGCAGTTACATCATTAGTGAATAATTGAATTTCATCCCACCACACACTTGATGAATTATCTGGCATTGCATTATTAATCCATGATTGCATTTGTGAAGCGCGTTTCATTCTCTCGTTATGACGTGATGGTGCAAAACCAGAATTTGATGGTGCAAAACCTGGACTATCCAAAATAATCTTCACACTGTATACATACTTGCCATAGTAAATTTGTTTTCTAATTACCTGTGTAATTTCTTTATTGTTAATCATATCTAAATGAGCTTGATTTTTAGGAGTCTTTACTTCAAGCAATTCAAAGTTATGCGTATTCTTAGAAGTGATGTTTAATAGTGCATCACATGATTCTTTATCAGATACATTGAAATATACACGCAAACTATTACCTTCATAATAACTGTGCTGGTTAACTACTTTGACGTTTTTCATAGTTTTATTAAGTACAGATTTCAATGCTTGACATCTACCATACACCGTTGCCGCACTGCTACGATCAGATGATTTAGTCGTAGAAATAAAAGCAACTGAATCAAACCCATAACATAATTTAGTCTGCATCTTCCATACACGATATTTTAAAAATTCTTTGTTCATAACTACTCCTAGATCAATTCACTGATGTCCAACACTTCTGGGATCTTGTTTACTTCTTTAATCAGATAGATACACTCAGGATTATCCCCATCACACAATGGTACTGACAATATATGACCAAACTTTAGTTTTGGTGCGTGCCATTTTACATCTGTAAATACATTAACAATATTAACATCAAGATATTTTGGACTATAGCCCGTCAGTGGGTTCATCGCAAGTGTAGTGAAACCCCTGTCATTTAATCCCATCAAACTAATCACTTCTGGATTACCCACTTCTGGGTCGCAGATAATAATACTCCAATCTAAAGGTACATTGATCGTATATTCACCAACTTGCAACACTGCTGCTGGACTGTAAAAACTTTCTAAAAAGATCAATGGAATGAAAAAATAATCCACGTTCTTTGGGTCACTGTAATCTAATACACCATATCGTAGATCATCTACCAATTCTGGCACATCATCCAATTCGTATGTTTTGTTCTCTACTGTTAGAATTTTCATATTTTGTTCTCTTTGTTATTTGTAGTCAACTTTCTCTATTGAGAACGGATAATTTGCTTCTTTATAAAACTTTTTGCGTTCAGTCAAATGACGCTTACTGAACTTTGCTGTACTAGTGAAATCATATATTTCCACAAAGTCCTTATCATCTGCTCTACGAACACCACGACCAATTGATTGTATTACACGCACGAAACTCTTCCCAGGCTCAATCAATACCATGTTAAAGATGCGTGGGATGTTTAATCCAACTGCTGCTACACCATATGTCGCAATAGTAATACTATTAGTCGCTTCATTAATTTCATCGTATGCGTCTTTACGATCTGTAGACTTCATTGCTCCCTTAACGAAAGTAGTATCACCGCCAATATGCTCAACTAACATTTCGCCTGCTTTGATGCGATCAACCAATACCAGAGTATTACCAGATTGTGATATTGTCTTTATTAAATTACCCATGTAACTGATGCGTTGTGGATTTGTTGTCAAAAATGTCAGTTCACTTTGATAATTAGTATAGTCGGTATTTTCTTTCATCTGTACAATATTAACATGACAATTACTTAGTACGCCCATATCTTGTAATTCTGATGCTGCTAACTTATTAACTACATTACCCAAACTAACTTGTAATGTCATTTGTTCATTTTCTGCTTTTGGTATTGTGCCTGTCAATCCCCATCGTAGAGGTATATTAGCAAATTCTTTAGTTAGCATGTCTTTTAGTACATCTGCTTTCGCTTGGTGAACTTCGTCAACTATGATACAAACTACATCTTCTGCAAAGTCTTGTAGACTCCAATCCTGCTCACCATTCTTGAATCGTTTACGAATGACGTTAAGACTCTGCCATGTACAAATGGTATGGGTACGACCAAATTCTTTTTTGTCACCAAAGTACACACCAACATCAAGTCCAAGATTAATATAATCTGCACATGTTTGATTCACCAAATCTTTATTTGGTACAATAACAATAGAGCGACCATACTTTTCTGCTTTGTAACTCAATGCTGCGGTGATTAATGTCTTACCAGCACCAGTTGCAATCTCTTGTAGACACTGGGGTGTTTCTATAAACTTGTTGACGATATCAATCTGATAATCACGTAGTGTAACAGGATCACCAGCAAACCGATGCTTCTCGGGCCATACCTTATGCTGGAATGTAGATTCGTCTACCAAGTCAAACTCAAGATCATGAAGTGTACGTCGATCTTCAAGATCAATCTTATAACCATCTTCTATGATAATAGGAATCGCCGTCTCTAATAGACTGACAAATGTAATACCACCAATGGTAAAATATCGTTCACACCCATCCCATCTACCTAATTTATAGGAAGGAACATGTCGCGCATAAGGCAAGAAAAACTTAAACTTTGCCTCTAGTTTTTTTCTAGTGGTAAGTTCAAGTCCCTCAATCTTTGCATTGACTTCGTCTTTCAATATAATTGTTGCAGTTTTAATCGTTGTTCTCCAATTTGTTTTACTTATTATAGCATCAAACTACAACAATGTCAAATGATATTGTTGCTTCTCCATATATTAATAAAGAATTTCATTGTATCAATATCAATAACCGCATTAATACCAAATATTTTTTCTGACCAAACACTAATCTCTTTCATTGTTGTTGTAGTATTGGTTATGAATAAATCATATGGGTCTATAACTAACACATCTACTTCGTCTAATACATGCAACTGTCTATCAAGTCGTTCATTCATATCATCAAATGATGGTCGTAGTGCATTGCCTAAATTTAGTTTCTTGTTTCGGATATTTTTAAAATATTCATGACTTTCTAGTGTGAGTGATCTTAGTACTATTATACATGACTCATTCCATATGTCACACTTGTCATTTACAAACTTTTTAACTAATTTATCATCCCATGTTGAATCAGGATGAAAATAAAACATATGGTCACGACTAATATTGATTTGATCAGGGTGGAAATGAAACTGTGATTGATCTATAGTCGCTTCACCATTCCATTCGTCTATTACATGAAATGGTGTGCTTTTACCATCTACCATTCTCCAACGATTATTGCTGTTTACATACACAGATGTTGGTACATATGATTCATTTTGACCTAAGATCCAGGCAAGGAATTCACCTCCTAATCCTGGATCATATACAACAGTTAATAACCTATTATACATTAGACTTCATACAAGTGATTTCTGCCATACGCTGCCATTTGTCACTTTTGGTTTTACGCAAGTCTGCAATTTTACCTACCATACGTAGACTAATCTCGCGCATACGATCTTTATTTACTTCAACAAAGTCAACAATTTCATTTTGCTCTTCTTCTGAAAAACCATACTCTTCTAGCATACCATCCTTGACAACTTGACGACAACGCAATAGACGCTCACGTGTACTGTTCATAGTCAAATCAAGATAGTGACAACGAGACATAATTGCATCTAAGTGATCTTTGATCTTACCACGAACTTTATCAAATTTTAGGTTAGTGATGAAAATAACAGAACCTTTAAATTCAAATGACTCAGGAATTCCTTCACGGCGTAATGCAGAACTTTCAGTGTTCCAAGAAATCCTACGCTTCTTTGAACTATCTAACGCTGCTTTAAGCAAGTTCAATGATAATTCGTCATACAACACAGAGTCGCAATCATCTAACACCAATACATTGTTTGCATCAGCATAACGATATAGCAACTTGTATAAACCGATTGCAGAGGCAGCGCCTTTCTCAATGCCAAATCGCGATACTGCACCACGTAACTTATCAAACAATGAATTCTTTTCAATAATATTCTCAACACCGAATGACTTGCCAACTCCCGGAGGACCTGTTACTACCATTCCGCGAATATCACCATCTACTGACATTTGTGTCATTTCATCTAAGATACCAAATCGTTCGCGTAGACGCTCAACAATCTGTTCATCAGTTTCAGTAGTCACAGTTTCAGTAGTATCAATCTCGATGATAGATTTTGCTGCATTCTTACGAGGACGACCTGCTGTTTTGCGTGTAGTAGTTAATTTGATTGTTTGAGTAGTCATGGTTTAGATTCCTATCTAATTAATTAATGAAGTTCTATTATACAGTAAGATGTATTGGTTTGTCAAGGGTTATTTGAAATATAATGCAAATGATGTTGCATACTTCTTAACGATATACGACTGTGGTCGTTTATATGCTGCATTTGAAGGACCGCGATACTTATAACGAAACTTCCCAGGATATTGACGCTGTACATCATCTACATACATCATTGGGATACCTTTTGCAAAACTGCTCTCTTTAGGTGATGTTTCAAAAATCTGCAATATTGAATCAAGTTGTGTCATAATTTTCTCGCTCTTCTTTATTAACTTACTTAACTATTATAGCAAGGATCATTGCTTTTGTCAAGTGTTTATCCATAAAAAAACCCACAAATGTGGGTTTTTATTTTTTATTATAGTGTTGCGTCTTCTAATCCCGCACATCGTAACTTAATTACGTTAGTGAGTTGCCATTGCTTCACTTCAAGTGCTTTGATAACGCCCATGAACTTATTTCTAACCATTGAAAATTCAACAATAAGATGCTGTAAATCAACTACATCAGGCTCACCATCAACAAATGCTTTCGCGTCTGCTGACGTTAATGCGCGTTGGTAATGCTCAGTAAAGTGTCTAAACTTCTGACTGCGCAATTTGCGCATTTCAGTATTTAAAAATTCAAGTATCGCTTCTGTCTCTTGTAGTTGGTTGAAACGATGTTCAACGATGCCCGGAATATCACGACTGTGCTTTTCCAAGGAACCTTTCATACTACATTCAAACTTAGCCTCTGAAACTTGTATTTCATAATGTGAAATAGCATTTACTATCTCTGACAAATCTCCAGTGACCTTGCGATACCATTTACTCATTTAAGTTTAATCCCACTCTTCTTCTTCGTCTGTATCTACATCTTCTTCGTGTTCAATGTATTCATCAACACTAGTTTGAAGATATTTATCATGCTCACTGATCTGTTCTGCATTACCAGCAATATCAAATCCATATTGATCTAATATTTGTAGAAAATGTTCTGCGAAATTTCCGCGCTCTTTTTCTACAACACTAGACCTTGCAGCATCATACATGGCAATGATAAATTCTAAATCATTATCACTCAGACTCATTGATCATCCCCTTCGGTAACTAATTCATCACCACTAGAATCTAAGATCGCTTCTGGTTGTTGTTCCCACTCGCGCATCATGATATCTAGACAATCATCTGTATTCTTTGACCATGCTTTACGGAACTTCTTAATAACTTCGCCAGTTACGGGACTAATGTACTCAAGACTGTTACCAGACTTTTTAAGTGCACCTTTCGCTTCAAAGAATTCAGTCAATCCACTGTAAGGACTCATACCAGTATCATATGGAATTTCTACTTGTACACTCTCAAATGGTTTAGCATAACGTGTCTTCATTATCTTACACGCTGCACGAATACCATTTACAGTAGTCGTTTTGTTACCATCTTCGTCAACTTTTAACTTCAATTTACGCATTGCGATTACAATTGAACTTGCGTAGATAAATCCTTGACCACCAGAGATTTTATCATCGGGATCAAACATATCTTGTGATGCATAGGTGTGATTCGTAGCAAGTAAACCTACATTGTATTCACCTAACATATTTACAGTGTTACGAACAAGTGAGGTTAGTGCTTTAGGTTTGCGACCTAAGTCACCTTTCATGTCGCCTGCTTCAAACTGCTTAACATCGGTAGGTGTTAATAACATACCTAGACTGTCTACAACGAATAAGATTTTAGGACGATCTGCTGGCTCTTTATCACCATGCTCAGTCTTGTAATCTTTCATCAAGTCAGACATAATTTTAGCAACATCATCAATCATTGCTACGTTCAACTTCATCAATTTTTCTTCACTCGTATCTACACCTAATGCATGTAACCATGCTTCGTCTAGTGCATTTTCTGAGTCAATTAGAACAACATAAATATCTTGCTCTTGTGCATGACGAATAATGTTTCCCGAAGCAATATATGATTTCCCTGCTCCAGATTCGCCTGCTAGTACTGTTACTTTACCTAGTGGGATACCTTTATCAAAGTCTCCGCTAATTAGTTTGTTTAATGTAAAATTACCTGTTGAAATCCAAGTATCAGGATCGTGAAATCCAGTGCTTAGACCAGGAACCGCCTTGGTAATACTCCGACGGAACTTAGACACATCAAATGGTCTTGCCATTTTATTCTCCTTGAAAAATGGGAGCAAAGAACTTGCTCCCTATTGGTTGCTTATGCGTTAGCACCAGACTTGCGATTGCGAATTGCTGCAAGAATATCTTGTGCATTTGCTTTAGGTTTTTCTTCTGAACTTGCTGCTTCTGGTACAGGATCTGCTTTAAAAGGGATTTCATCAGATGTAATCTCCTTCTCTGCGGCAGGCGTGCTACTAGACTGTGCAGGTGTGCTACTAGACTGCGAAGGCTTAGATGTTGGTGCATCTACACCCCATGGGCGGTAGTAATTACCCCACTTCTCATTATCGTATAACTGACCATCGACAGATGCTTCAAACATCTCGACCATTGCATCTAAATGCGCTTGATCAGGCTTCTTAGGTAGGAAATCAGATAGATTAAATAATCCATTTGTTTCAACTGCATCTAGTTCATCTTGATTTAGACTACGCTCACGCCTTGCCCAGTTAGAAGTACTATAATCAGCCCACTTACCATTCTGACCTTTGACTACTTTAAAGTCTGTACCTTGATCATAATCAGTAGGTAATGATGTGAAATCTACGTCCATTAACGCTGCGCTGATTACCTTAAAGATTTGAGGTGAAATCATGAAACGACGGATTGGATTTTCGGGTGCTTCTTCAACTAGATCACTTTCAGTGACAAAGCCTTGAAACAAGTATGACTTTTTCTTCCAATACTTACGCGCAACATCTTCCAAAGAAGGATCTTTGAACCATTGACGTAATTCAGAATGAATAGGACAGGTTGTTTTTTCATCATCGTACATTTCAATACAAGGTACTTGAATTGTTACGGGTTTTGATTCATCACCACCTTTTACGCCTGCAAATTCTAAACGAATCATTTCACGCTTCAACCAAAAGAATGGGTTGTTCGTGTCTCCGTCAGGTAAAAATCGTAGTGATGCTGATGTGTTGTCTGGAATACTCCAGTGAGGAAAGACAGTGTTGTCTTTATTGGTGTTTGACTTAGTTCCAGATGAACGTGAGTCTTGTTCAAGCAATTTTGCTCGGATTTCTGCTAATGATGCCATTGTTACTTCTCCATGTGCCTTAGTTTTGTTTTAGGTATTTTGCGGACTATTCCGCTAATACAAGTTTGCCTTAGTTTTATTACTTAGCCTATACAGTATACTTCTTTTAATGCCTACTGTCAAGCACTTTTTCGTTTTAATTTGATTTAATTTTTTAGTCTTTCATTGAAGATATTACGTTGTTAATGCAGGCTCTCAACTGGCGCTGCTTCATTTATATTTATTCTTCTTTGATAATAGACCAGATGCCATATACAAGGGCAATCCATGCTGCTATCTTTGCTAACGGACCTAACAATAGAATTGCTAGTGCAGTACCAATTAATACTGCACCATCTAATGATGTACGTTCTGTTAAGCGATCTTTCATCCAATTAATCATATTATCCCACCATCTTACGTAAGTTAGTAACTGCTTCACCATCCATTGAAGGTGATTCTTGAGTTACTTCTGGTACTACTTCTTCTGTTACCTTATCAAGTAATTGATCAAGTGCAGTAAGAAATACCTTATTCATTTTATGAACATCAACGCTCAACATATCAAGTAAGTTAGACAATTCAAATTGCTTTACTTGAATAGCCTTCATACCAATGTATGACGCTTTGTGTCCTAGTGCAGAAACATCACCACCATCACCTGAGAAATCAGTCATTGCGTTTTCAGGATGCTCTGGGTCAGTTGAATCAACAGGAATCTTAATACCAGATTTAACAATGTTGATCAATTTTTCTAAGTTTTCAATTGCGCTCACGGTTTTCGCCTCTTTCAATTTAGTTTCAGATACTACACGATTTACTGTAGCGAGTGCTTGTTGCATACTCTCAGTAGATAATGCATTATACTTGAATTTCTCAGAGATGTCAAGGGTTTCTTCAATTAAATCTTCATTTACTTCAACTTTAAAATTATCATAACCACGCTTGGTAGACAAACGCTTAACTGACTCTTTTAGTTGTGCAATCTTTGATTTAATAGTCTCTACAATTTCTTGATTGTCTTCATTGACTAATTTTTGCTGCTTTGTGTATTTTGTGAATTTGTTTAAATCTGAAATCTCTTCACACATAGCCAAAATTGCTTGTCCCTTAACATCGTAAGGATTTCCCTGTTCATTGACATGCATGGTCATTGCTCTCGCGCCTGCCATGTACTTATGTGGGAATGCAAACTTTTCGCCTGATGCATTTTCAATAAACAAACTATGAATATTTCTACTGCGAGAACCACGCATCTCTTCATTAACACTCTTGTTGTGCTTTATGATAAGAGTCGCCTCTGGTAGTCTAATATAACTTGTTTTGGTTGAACCGCCTGCCTTAGTGAAACCTTCTGTCACTTGTGCATCTGTTTTCGGTTGGATTTTTTTATCAAATTTTCTCATTGTGAATTCACCTAATTTTGAATGTGCAATTGCTTTGATTGCATCTAAAATATCTTTATTTCTCTGTATGTCGTAACTTTCCCCGATCTTAACAATCACTTCAAACTTGTTATCTTCTTGTTTGATTGTAACAATCAAATTTTGATCAACAGCGTATAGTCGCGTTGCTTCTTCTACATTCAATGTCTCTACACCATCAATAGTGTATAAACGCATCTTGTAGCCTGCGCCTTTTAGTATGTTAAATAGTTCTGTTGAAATATCATTCATCGGGGTAATTCCTTTTTAATTATATATGTATTTATCTTTTTAGGCTATAAAAATGACATTGGCATTGGGTCGTCATAGTCGTTATCTAAGCCCTCTTCCATCAAGTATTCATATGCAGTGTCTTCGTAATTTGTTACTTCTTGTGCCATTCGTATAATCAATACTAGTGCCATAACCAAATCATCATTTTCACCTTCTTTTGCCCCATAACTATTGCCACGAGAAATAAATACTTTCAGTTCACGTAGTAGATTCTTACTTGCTATTTCTAACTTATCAGTCTCTACCCAATATTTCAATTTAGCACATGCTGCTATCTTTGATTTATGTGTTGTAGTGAAACCCTTGCGATATGCTTTTGTATTACCATGCTTCTTACGCTCACTCAAGAATGTGCCTGGGAAGTATTCTTCACCTATCTCTTCCACACAAACCAATCCTGCTTCGCCCATTGAGTTGTTTTCTAGACTGTAATATATTTCCGATTGTTGCTTTGTCTCGTCATCTATGTATATTGCTATCTTCTGTAATATTCTTACTTGCTGTTGTATAGTCGTTTTATTATGTTGCCATTCAGCAATTTGATTCATTCCGGGAAGTTCGTAAACTTGTATTGCTGCGTTATCTCCACCAGTTCCTAAACTAGGATCTAATGCAATAAGATATAAATTGCCCGCTTTCAACGGCTTATACCAGCGTACTTGTCCCTGCATTGCCCATGCTTCTTTTGCTTCCATCATGGCTAATTTCAAACTACTCACCAATGTCTCATCAAATGCGATGAATTCATTTTTATGCTCACGTCTGAATTTCTCTTCACCGATCTTGGCTTCTTCTACAATTGCCCACTCTTCATCACGATCTGGATGTCTATCCCATATCGCATCATACGAGGCAAAACTATTAATACCTAATTCAGTTTCATTACCGTATTCATCTGTCTTCTTTTGTGAATCTCTCCAAATCTGTGCAAATTGATCATCGTCTTGGTTTGGTGTTGATGTTATTATACATTTACCACCAGTTGCTAATGTAGGAGACAATGCTGTCCAGAAATCTCTTGCGATGTTTGGTCGTACAAATGCAAACTCATCTAAGTATGCTAACGATATAGACATACCACGACCTGTGTTATCAGTGGTGGCTTGCGCAATAATACGACTACCATTATCAAATTCCAATGAACCTTTGTTATATGATGTTGCGCCCGCTCTCAAGTAATCTGGCAATGTTTCATATGCAAAGCGAATACGCTGCATTATCTCTTGTGCGCCACTATATTTGTGTGCTGCAATTAGGATTGTTTGATCTGGTACGAACATCGCATACCATAATAGATAGCCGGCAGCACATGTTGATTTTCCCATTTGACGAGAAATCAATGCTACTGAGTTTCTATGATTGTGATATACATCAACTAATTCTTCTTGAAAATCAAACAACTCAAATCTCATTCTACCCTTAACTGGATGCTGTATCCAACAATGCGTTTTCATGAAATATTTTGGGTCTTTAATACATTTTGCTAATTCTACTAATTGCTCATGTGTATAATTTTCTTTTTGATGTGGTGTTTTAACTAATTTAGTATCTGATGACATATAAGTATTTATCTTTGTCCATTATTCAATATATCGACAATCTCTGGTGTCAATATGTAATTTTCTAATACCCAATCATTTGCTGATGGACTCCAATGAGTATCAGTTGGCGAAACTGTAATTCCCGCATCAAATAAGGCATTTCCTCTACGCTCTTCTCCTGGGATATTAATCGGAAGATTATGAAAAGCCTGTAATTGATGTTGGGCGCTGTTTGAACGAAAGGGCAATAGTTCAAGTTTTATTATGTGTTTGAAATTGTATAATGAATCAATTGAATCAAACCATTTATTATGATAATCTTGACTTGTATTGGATATACTTCTATTAGCCAATGAAATATTTATTTCTTTTACCACTGCGTTGAAAGGACTACGTCCTTGCTTGTGAGGCTCTTGTCCGCTAAACCATATTTGCTCTATCAATTCCAATGTCTGATAATTGTCTGATTTACGTATCATTTCAAAGTTAAAGCCACCATCGCCATGTAACTGTGCGACTCTATGCTTAAATGGTCTGTTGACAAAAATAACATCTATATCTTTAAGTTTTGCATCAAGTAATGACCATTGGAACAAATCAGTTCCGCGACCACCCCATGCATAATTATAGTATTGATGCTGTGGGAATTGTTGTGATAACTTCCACGACCAATGATTGTTATATTGACCATCTTGTCTATATGCAGAGAAACTATCACCTATGAATGCAATTTTTAACATATTATTTATTAGAACAATGTTTTTTGCACAACAACGGTGGATTTTCGCTATTCCATCCTTCGGGTGCGATATATTTCTTGAATATATTATTTTCTAATATATCATCAAGATCATGATAGTTTAAATCATTCCAAGTTTTATCTTTATCAAATTCAGCCTGTAATATTGCATCACTCGCTAATGTTTTTGCATCAGATCGGTTACTATTGCCATTAAAATCTTCAAATGCTTGTGAGTATTTGCAACATGGCCATACAGTTCCATCTTGACTCAATTGAACATGCACTAATGTGTTTCTTTGCATGAACGGACATATAATATTATAACTCATCTAGTAACTTCCAAAGTGGACTGTTTATGTTGTATTTCTGTGCTAACATCATCTCTTGCTCGTCCGTTACTGCATTAAACTCGGTTCTATTAAATAGCATAAATAATGAACACCCTATATCGGTTGCCATTTGCATGGCTTCACCTATCTGATGATCATTATGATTGAAGATTATGTATTGCCATTCTGCATCTGCTGGAGTTGCAGAAAACGCTTTCATATTTTCATACGCTTTGTCAAAATTAACATCTACTCTATACATATTGTTTATTTCTTGATTTGTACCATCTATGCCAAAAATTATTCTCAGTTTATCTTTATATTTGTTACCAAGATGAGTATACCATTTAGCATTACGCAATGCTCCGTTTGTAGATATTATTATATATGCCACTTTACTTGCACATATATCAATAATTTCTTCTATCTGTGGATGCATCATCGGATCACCATAATCACCGCTAAGTCTAACAATTGCAGTCTCATTGAATATCTTAGTACTCTTTGTCATCTTTTTTAAAATATCTATACTTAGATGTTCCAACTTTAAGCCAGGAATGGTCAAACCATCATCGCCTGTTCTAGCACATGACGGACATCTCGCTTGACAAAAAGTGGTAGGTGTCAAGTCGATCATATTATGTTTTCTTTTTCTATGACCAACTTTGGTAGGATTAGATTTAGGTGCTGAAACTGCAAGCGCGTTATCATACGGCTTATCAATGTCGTCGACACTGATATCTATTGATTCTGGCATAACCTTCTCTATTTTGATATGATATTTTTTACTGATATTTCTAAATTTTCTAAAAAGGTATCAATGTCAATATCATCTGATTCAACAACTTCATTGGTTTTTGATTTTCTTTTATCTTGACTACCACTCTTCACAATAGTATTAGGATTCACAGTAGAAGTAGATTTAGAAAATGACCATTTAACAACTACTTTTCCATCACTCTCAATTTTAATTACTTTACCTGATGAACCTTTTGTGGCGTGTACAATGCTATCGCCTTTAGATAACTCTTTTGTAGATTCGGCAACTTGTGGATTTCTTGATAATTTACTGTCATCTACCCATCCTTCTGCATCACTCGTTTGTGACCTAATCAATACTTGATCAAAATCATTAGGATTAATGCCTACTACTTCATACGATTTATTTTTATATCCGACAATATCACCAACCCTCAAAGGAGTTTCTAGTAATACCGCTTCCATCAATTTTCTCATTTCACTCATGATGCGTTACTCATATGTGCAATAAATTGTGCTAATGTACCAGATGGATTTTTCTCTTTCCATTTATCATGGTTCTCTTTGAACTTTGGGTGCTTGGGATCTGATTTCTCATAGGCTCCTTCGTCTACTATACCATCTTCGCTAACACCTTCAAACCACATTTCAGGATACTTATCTACCATATCACTAAAACTCATATTATCATGCATCGCTTTTAGATACTTAACAAGATCATTAGGCACGCCAGAAACATGTGCAGAACCACGTAACCAAGAAATTTTAATCTTTACATTGTATTGTGCTTCAAGGTTTTCAATAAATTCGCCTTCTTCATTACGTTCACCAGAAAACAACCAAGGTGTTTTTATTGACACCCGTTTCCCGCCTGCTTCGTTCATTGTAGGCTGCAATTGAATATCTTCATTCAAGATATTCATTATTTTTCTCATATTGTTCATAATAACGTGTTCCTTTATAATTTGTGCCGTTTTTTATATACATAGTAGCGAATTACATATAATGGATAACGGCATCCTCTCTCCTTAGATAATAAAAACGGGCAAGCCAGTAATTATAACAGTCCTAAGGTCTAAGTTCTTTATAGTCCTGCGTTTCTAAGCAAGATTGCCAATTCTTTGGATTCTTCCAATGATTCTTCCACTGATGGTTCTTTCTTATCTCCATCGTACTCTGGCTCATCGTCCATTGTAGGCTCTTTCTTATCTAACATCTTTTTGAATGCGGCTTTCTGTGCTGCACTCTGTGCTTCTGCAAGTTCTGATCCTGAAGCAGATTCTTTAACTTTGTATTTCTTACCGTCTACCTCAAACTCATCTTCGCCAGCATCCATTGCTTTCTTACGATTGCCTGAAAATTCGTTACCTTCGTTTGGTGCTTCTACCATAGTCTTTTTCTTAGATTCTTCGTATAATGATTTCATGCTGTCTATGGTGTGTTCAGATATACTCACCTTCTTGTCTTCTGCATCCATATAACGCTTCAATGACAAGTTCACAGGCTGTGCGTAATCATACGGATCACCATGTGATGCAGGTGAAGTTTCGCTGCAACCTTCTGGTGAATTTGCCCATTCAGTAATCTTACGCTCTATCGCTTCTTCTGACAGACCTGCAAGATGTAACATGCTTACTAATTGAGTAGTATCCATTGTTGGAGACTCATCTAATTTAGATGATTCTGCTACCCAGTTTTCACCCATTTCATCATCACAATCATGCTTGCAATCTGTAGTAGGCTTGTGTATTTCATCACCGCAATCCTTGCATACTTTCTTAGTTGCTTCATATACTTCATATAAGTCGTCAGCATTTTCTTGGTCGTACTTCTTAATAAAGTCTGCTTTAGACATTGTTTCTGAATCGTCAATCATTTGTGATTTGACTTTTCCTTCGTTCATTGAATTCTTCATGTTATCTGTATCCTTTTCTTCTGAACGCACTTCTTCGCCTTCTGCGACTGCGTCTATAAATGTTACTGGTGTCAATACTGTGCCACCTGTTTTATGATCAAGTCGCAATGCCATGTAAGTACCATCAATTTTGGTCTTATAATCACGATGTATCTTTGAATAATCTGATTTGGTCATTTCTATTTGACCTTCATCATTCACTTTTGCCATTGGGCCCATTGCTTCTTCAACTGCTTCTGTTTGCATTGCGTTTACAAATGCATCAGTATAATCACCCCAATTTTCACCATCTTCATGTACAAAATTCATACCATCGCCAGTAACACTGACAATTTTGAATTCACCTTCTTGTACCGAACCGAATGCTTCTATTTTAATATCAACTTGAATATCTTTAACATCAATATCATAGTCTTCTGATCCTTCGGATGAACCAAATCCATTTGCTACCGCAGTAAATTCTTCACTGTCGCTTGTACGTTGAATATTATCTAATGTAACATTTCCGTCTACTATGACATTCATTACTTCCATTTCGTTCATTATAGGATTGATTGATTCTAGTAACGTTCTCATTGACTTATGCATCTTTCTTCTCCTGATCTTTTTTCAATTTTAACAATTCTTGAACAAAAGAAGTATTGTACTTGTCACCGAAATAATCGTCTGGATTTATTGACTCTGCTTCTGAATATGTGCTATCTGCTAATAAACTTGCAACTTCTGCATCATCTGATAATGCTTGTTCTTGTTTCTCTAGCGGCTCTTGATCTGAACGAACTTTCATGAAGCCGTCACTGATACCTAGTAGAGTTTGAATTTCTGTTTGTATTTGATATGCGCTTGCTGGTAAATTTGTTTCAAATTCAATAACAAATATCTCGTATCCACGAAGTTGTGGAAAGTCATAAGGTACGCTTTGTAGCATCAACTTAGTAGGTGCGCTTACTTTCTGTACATCGTACTTTGCTAAGTGATTCTCAATGCGAGATAAATCATCGCCAGATAATTCCTTTGCTAATTTAATGCGGAAAGTGTATGTATTTTTTGATTCTGTCAAGTATTCTGTAAAGGACTTCATGGGTTAATTCTCCTAATATTATAACTATTTATCTTTATTGTAAAAATCACCAGACTTAATTAATTCCTTGCATCTTTCAAATTCATCATACAAACTAAGTTGTAGATAGACCCTGGCTTCACCAGAATCGTTTCTAACACCATGCACCTGTGTGGCATCCATTAATGTAGGATGAACAGTAGAATACGTGTGTGTGCCTAAATAAAATTCTTCTTGGTGACTTTCAACGCCACACGAATGTCCTGTTATTACTGTCTTATCTGAAAGAATAGCATAATCGTAGTAATCTACACCAGCGCCACCGTCTGATGGTAATATTGGTATCATTATTACGCTCTTTCTTGAAAAATCTATATGTGGGTGGAATTGGAAACCAGGCTTATATACTGTTATTGCAATATTTCCACTTTTTATCTGTTTTACTTCTGGATTGAATAATTTAACAATATCTGATATCTCTGGATAATCTAAATATTCTTTGCCTTCTAGATCATCTACTCTTATTGAACTGAATAATCCTTCTGTGGCATTATCTCTTATTTTAGCATAATCCTGTGCGAAATGTTTCACTGACTCGTAGAATTTTTCTAATATGTCTCTGTCGTATGTTATATCAGTTAATGTAATAAATCTATCTTCGCTCATGTATCTTCTTCCCCTTTGTCCATTGAGGCTAATATGTCTGCTAACATATCTGTGCGATTTCCGATCAATCTACCATCAATTGATTCTGGATCTTCTGGATTGTTTTTATTGATTACATGATCAACTTTTCGGTTATCCATGTTAAGTCGTTCTTTGCGCATCTGCAACTCAATCATTTTTATTTTTTTATCCATCTTTGTTTGCTTTGCGGTTATAGCGGCTGATAACATTTTACTTGCACTATCCAATAATGCTGCTGCATTTCTATCGTCTACATTCTTTGCCAAATCTACTATATCATCAAATGCATTGATTGCCTTTTGTGCATAATCATCCATCTCTCGGTCTATCGCTTCTAAGCCCACCACCATCGGCAATGCGGCATCTACCTTCATAGACATATCCATCGTGGTTGATTGCGTTGCTATTTGTTTCTTGAGTTCTGCTATCACTTCTTCTGATGACGGAACTATCTCATTTTCGTCATCATCAAAATTAAATGATATATCTTCTATAGGCGGTAAATTAAATGTATCGCTTAGTTTCTGTGTCATTTCTTTTTCCTTTGCGCTTTTGTTCGCTTTTTGGGCTTATTGAATATCTCATGCTCGGTAATAACTCGAAAACCTAAACCCTTTGATCTACACCAATGTCTCGCTGCTTCCCATTTTGCGTGATTGACTACTGCGGCTGCTTTTTGTGATTGACTTTTTGCTTCACCTAGTGTCTGTCCCGCTGGTTTTATTTCTACCATCTCTGCGTGTTGCTTACCATTTGCATCTTGGTATACCATCAATAAATCTGGTACATAATTAGAATTTTTTCCAGTAAGTGGGTTTTTGTATGGGATGCGATGTGTTTCAGAACCCCATCCTAATACAGATGGGTGATTATCGCACATTCTGAAAACAACTAGTTCCCAACTTGAACGATACCGAGGTGCACCCTTGCCTAAGTATTTAGCAGGATTTTTAGGTGTGTATAATCCTTGATGGAATTTTGCCATTATTACTGACCTGCTTTGAAGTCACTGATGTTTGCTTCAAATTTTTCTGCTGTATTGTAGAGGCTTTCGGCTTGACCTGATATTTCCTTGGTCGTTAACCATTCACTTCTATTAGTAGATAGATTGAATACACCTACTTTATTAATCTGTCTGCTTTCATCAAATTCTACAGTAGGACCGTGTGGCATAACTAGCTTCCCATGCTTTGCATATATTGCTGATGCTTCATTATATAAAACTGCTTCGTCTGCTGCTTTTGCTTCGTCTGCGCTTAATCCAGGAACATCTGTTATTGTCGCTGGTACAATAGATTCGACTGTTGTTATTGACTCTTGTCTAAGAGAAGATGATGCAACTGGTTCTTTCGCTAGTTCTATGCCATTGGTGGTTGTTTTATAACCCTCGTATGTAAAATCTATACGATATTGCACTGGTGCTGATTCTGAATAATTCAGTGTGTCGGCTTGTATATTAGTAATAATAGGATTATAAATTTCTATAATGTTTTTATCTTCATCAGAAGACGTTCTAATTATCTCTATCTTAGTAATATAATAACGATTATTGGTTAAATTAAAACCCTTACCACTTTCGTCAGAAAGAAAGTTTTCACTAATCGCATCATCTTTCATAATATCATAATTATCAGACATAGGACTTGAATAATAATGATTATTGTATCCAACTAGAAATCTTTCTATCTCTGCATCTCGTGTGTCATAGACGGACATAGATATAGGGGTGTAATCAATTCCAGTTTGAATTGTACGCTTCTTATTATATTGATTTAATGTCTGGGTCTTTATAGAATGTGCCGGCATTTGTATCTCAGATATTCTAGATAATTCAAGAGCATTGATACTGCCAATGTGATATATCTTTACAAGAAACTGAAACTTACTTCTAGGAACAAACAGATTTACAGACGGACCGCGCTGGTCTTGTCTGTAAATCTGTGATGCGTAATTTGTTATCTTACTCATATTTAACTAACTTAATTAAACTGTTGTTGCCGCATTACTGTGTCCGCCATTTGTAGTCAATGTAGCTTGATCATAACGGATAGTCATTTGCACTTGCACAACATCTGATGTTGCATAATTCAAATCACCGAATGTGGTGCTTGGAAGGAAACAACCATCAAGTTCCCATGAATCAATAACTGGTACATCACCAGCACCTTGTGAACCATCTAGTGTTTCAATTTTCATGCTGAATTTATAATTAGTGCCAGCATTTGCACTTTCTTGTGTTGCATAATTTACTTGCTTGTTCATTTGATCACGAATCGCACGTATAACATGGTTATTGGTATCATCACGTAATACTACCGTAACATCTTGCCACATGTGCTTTCCTGCAAGACGAATTTTTGAGTTGTATGTGTCAATAGTGACATCTTCATGATCAACTGATGGTCTTGTTGCACTAATTACATTCTGTGTAACTAATAGCCCTGTTCCTGTTGTGATACCCAAATTAGTGAATGTGACACGAAAGCGATATTGTAATTTTGGCATCAGTGTTTGTACGGTACTTGACCCTACTGGTATACCGAAGTTTGATAAAACAGCCATTTGATTTCTCCTTAGAATTTAAATAGACTATCCTAGTGATAGACTATTATATATATAAATGTATTTATGCTTTTTGCGTTTTTATTTTTCAATAAATATTTTGCAATAAAAAACCCACACGAAGTGGGTTTTTTTAAACATTAAATTTAATATTTGTTAACTTAAATCACCAGTATTGACAATACGAACTGGAATATAAATAAATTCACCAGACTTCGTAGGTTCAATTGCAATATCAACATAAATTTCATTGCGATCAATACGTGCTGTTGTGTTATTGGTAGTATCACATACTACGCTGAAATCATACACACCACGATTAGCTTTAATGTTTGACAAGAAACCATCAAACGTTGACTTGACATCATCGCGAATCGCTTCGTCATTTGGCTCAAACAAATATGGGCGAGAGATAACTGCAAAACGCTCACGCAAATATGCAACTAAACGAGCAACATTAACTCTATCTAATGCACTTGCTGATGCTGCTAATGTCTTCTGACCAAAGATAACAATGCCTTCTGTTGGGAAGTTAACAACTGGATTCAATTTATTCAAATACATTGAATCACGATGTCCTTGTGTCAATGCAACTGCTACGAATTCATTTTCTGAGTTGATATAACCAACGTTAGATGCATTCTGAACAACACCACGAGTCAAGCCCGCTGGTGCAAACCATTGGTAACTAACATTATCACTATATGCATAAGTGTAAAGAACACTATGTGATGCTGGTGCAACTACACTTGCGCCTGATACTGGATCAGTAGTCAATACGCTAGGATAGTAAGTTGCTGCATAAGTATTCTTGGTTACTAAGCCGTTTTCGCCATTCTCTGATGCGCCATTTCCTTGTACCCAAGAGATTGCATCTGTTGGAGTCAATCGGAATGGTGCGTCTGCAACAACAAATGCTGTTTGATTGCGATCAGTGTTTAATGTTGTCATTTCGTCCATCAACTCTGGATAGCCAGGTGCTGCGATTAAACGGAACTGAATAGTTTCTTCACGTAGTGCTGTTCCTGCTGTTCCTGATTGCATTGCCGATGATACAACCTTACGTTGTGCCAAACGACCAAATGATCCAGCACCAGAGAATGCATTACTAGCGAAGTTGCGCCATTTCCATGCAGTTGTCAATGTCGTGTCATACTTACGTACAGTATTCTTTGAACGACACATGTTAACTGCTGATGTTCCTTCTGCATGTAACAATGGGTTAGGACCGCCTGCTAATACGTCTGCTGCTAATACATAAGCGCCTGCTGCTGTGTCTAAATCAGTGATATCACCAAATACTACACCATTAGATGTGCTTTGATCTGTATTGTCTTTAACAACCCATGCTGAACCATTGCTACGATATATAACTGGATAACCAGTTGCGTCAGTGTCAATCCAATAATCACCATCTGCCCCAACTGCGGGTGCTGATGATGTGTAAGTTACATTAGTTGCTTTCTTCCATTTCTGTACACCACCATCTACTGCTACTTCAAAAATAGCCAATTCGTTTACTGCTGCATCAAACCAAATAGTGTTATTTGCTGCTACACCAACTGGTGCAGTTGTTTGCACTTTTGAAACCATGTCAACGAATAAATCAGTAGTTGAATTGTAACGATGAATAGATATGAAACCATCATCTACGTCAAACCAAATATCACCTTCTGTTAATACACGTGCTGTTGCTGCTGTACCATCTTGGAAAGTATCACCAACCACACCCGTAGGTGCTGCTGCTTGTACATACATTGCAGTCTTTGATACAAATGATCCTGCTGCGGTAGTGAATAATGAAATATCATAATCAATGCCTGCGCCTGGAGATGTTGTCTTAATCCATACATCGCTTGCTGCTGGCGAAGATGGTGCTGTGTAATGTGGTGACATTGTTGATGATGCGCCACCAGTTGTCCAACTAGAATCCAATGCAACCCAAGAACCACTCTCACCAATCCAATAATGAACGTGTGTTGATGATACTACTTGTTCGATTGTAACTAGGTATTCACCGTTTACAACGGCTGCTGTTGGTGCTGCGTTGTGTGTTGAAACGATTTCAACACTTGGTGTTACTGCTGTCCAACCACTTGCGGTGTATTCAAAAATACCAAACTTAGATAGTGTTGGATTTACCCAATAAGTGTTTGTCACTGGTAAGCCGACTGGCTCTGCTGTCTTAGGACGAAGTGCCACTAAATCGACATCTGCACGAACAACATATGCTGCTGATGCTTGACCTAAGAATGAATATGCTGCTAATAGACCGTAATCATTAGTTTCATCGCCTTGTTGTACTGTACTTGATACTGTGCGGAAATCTACATTTCCGAAGTATTGAGTTAGTTCACGTTGTGATGTTACTAGGACCGGGCTTCCTGCTACTGCTGATTTGGTATATTTTGCAATACCATCAATTTCTGTGCCAGTTGGGTCAACTTTGTCTTGACCTGTAGCGATAAAAATCATTGGTACTGTGCCAGCGCCTGCTGGTCCGTATACCGACTCGTCTGTTATTTGTACCTGTGTTCCAGGCGATACAAGATTTGCCATTTTTGGAGTTCTCCTTTATTTTATTTTACATGTAATTACTAGTTTATGAATCTATATCATTGTTAGTATTTAGCGTAAGTTAAAGAAAATGCTCTATTACAGCGTTAACATAGTAGTTTAATAGTGTTCTGTCGGAAGACTTCTAATGTTGATGTGTTATACATAGTATGATTAAATTCCCATCCCGCCCAACTAAATTCACTTGGGTGTATATCTGGGAATGCTACTTCCATATGATTACCATGATCGTATATTTGATATTCTTCTTCTGGTGGTGTGGTGTTTGTGGTAACTGCAATGTCCCACCATTTTGGTAAATCATGTCTCCACACAGATGCAGTAGTTCCGCCTAATCGCTTGATTACATCTAACTCGTTAAAGAAGCGACAATCAGAAATAACAATATTATTATCAATTTGTAAAATCTTACGTTCTGCGGCTGCTACCCATATATCTGGATTAAAATGTGTTCGCATAACATCTGTACCGATATACTGCAATGCATATCTAGGTGTAAAATTAGGTATTCCTAATCTATTAGACCACCATGTGTCTACTTTCTCTCTCCAAACCCTACTCTCAGATGTATTACCTTCTAATAGAGTACGATCCCAACTAAAAATATTCGCAACAGCATCTTTCAATACTCCTGCGAAACTAACTCTTTCAAATCCTTCTTCAATCAAAAAACCTGCTGCTGTGTCTTTGCCATGTCCGATCAATCCACAAATACCGATCAATTTATTTTTCATATTACCTTCGTTTATTATGTTATCCTATTACAAACCCTAAACCACTACTTCCGTCATTGAACAACGTCAATTCCGTTTCCAACTTGTCAATTTCTGCTTCTGCTGATGCTTGTAGTTCACCAGAGTTCATTGTAGTACCACCTTGTGGTCCTGCGATCTGTGCGAACTTACCGCGTGCTTGTGCAAGCATTAATTTAGCATGACATAATGCAAAATCCTTAATCCAAGGACCAGCGTATATATCTTTTAATAAAGCCTCTAATGGGCGATGATTGAATACGTGAAGAATACATATATCGTTTGCTTTCATCATTCTATGAAGAATTAATTTACTATCTGACTTACGCCATGTAAACATTATCTCTGCACCAAATAAACGACCCATTGTTTCTCTATTCTGTTGTAAGAAATCAAAACTTGCTAAACCACCACTGCGACTTGAACCTAATAAATAAGTATTCAAGTAATTTGCTTGGAATGGTTCAAAATCGTTTCCAGTTCCCGATGATACACCAGTTGTACGGCGGTATATATCAGTTACTTCGTCTATTTCACTAGGTAATGTATATTCTGCAACATCTTTCAATAATTCTAATGAAACATAACTTTCTTCTACCGAATTTTGTGCACGTTGACGATATTTTTCTACTGCTTTCTTGATTGATAGTTCATAGTGTTCTGGATCTAATTCCACGTCCACCATTTGACCACCTAATCGTAGTTCTATTTCTTTAATTAAATCTGATTGTGCGCTCATAAATATATTCTCCTATTATGTATATTTATGCTTTTTATACAATGATGTCCCACCTTAATCTAAACATCATAGCATCTTCTTCACTCATGATAACCAATCCATTTTCCAACGAATTGCATCCAATTCAGTTTTAAATTTCACCACATTCGTTCCATTGTACATCGCATTATATTCATTTAACGACTTATTAATTTCAAGGCGACCAGTGCATCCTTTGGTTGTCAAGAAATGTTTCCACGATGGGATGCAATTATCAAATATATCACTATCATCAATGTCAACAATCAAATAGTAACTCATTTTACTGCCTATTTGAACACTGCAAGAATAATAGTCTCGTCATTAAAACGACCATTCAATTTTGTATCAGTGGTAGTCAATGATTTGAATGTCTTTAATGCTTTCGGCTTGGTAATCTTCTTAAATTCTGGTAAAACATCGCTCGGCTTTCGTAATGTCTTCTGTGTGCTAACCTCTTCGTTAAAGTTTAATAACGTAGTTCCCTTAACTTTGAAACCATCTGCATCAATTGCTACATATAATCCTAGTTTTCGGTTCTTACAATTAAATACTACGGCTGCTACTGCCCCAATTAATCCACTTGGTGCTACACTCGCAATACCATACGAAGAATCATTTGATTTAAATTTCAATTTAGATACTAACTGATCTGCTGACTTCTGCTTTACTTTACGTGGAGCCTTTGTTGCTTTTTGCTCAACAATAACAATATCACACGCATCAATTATCTTCTTGTGCATTGCGATTATCGCCGCCAACTGCTTTGTATTGAAATGCGAATATGCTTCTGCTAATTGTTCACATGCATCTTGATCTTCTTCGCTTAATTTCTTGAATGCTGCTGGTTTTGGGATTGATGCTGCTTCTAGCAATTCTTCATATACATCACTATAAAAACTTTTAATGATACGAGCGTGATTTGCCTTTGCGTCTGCTACAATCAAAATTGTATGGGGATCAAACTGTGCTACTAACTTAATATCACGAGATACTACAAAATCTTCAATACCATCATCAATCGGTTCACACATTATAGTGGCTGCTTTGCGCATAATATCTTGAATGCTCGGTGCTGCACTAACTGCGACTGCACTAACCTCTTCAATTAACTCTTCATTGCCAACAATGAGTAATCCTTCTGCGATCACATCTGCAATACCACCAGATACAAATTCACTAACTGGTTTTAGTTCAGATGAAGTACCTTTCAGTCCGCGCCACATATCTGCATGATTTTGCTGTAAATCAGGCATACCAGTAGTCAACAGTTTTGCGTAAATTCCAACTTGCACTGGAATATGCGATACTGCTTTTGCTGCTTTGATATCTGATGCGCTATATTCGTTTTGTTTCATGTATTCATACACATAACCACGCAAATCTGCTGTCTTTACATTCTGATAATACAATCGTGCAAACGCTGAACGCTCTTTATGGAATTTATCACCAGACCATGTTTCTGCCGAAGACCAATCAGGATCAGTGAATCCAGTCTTCCGATTAATTTTTGCCCTAGGCTTCTTGCGAGGTACTTTGATGCTAATTGCCATGTTATAATTTCCTTTCGTGTTTGATTTAAATATACTATACACTACTTATAGTTTTTTGTCAAATATTATAGGGGAACGGCTTCATATAAGCGTTTTTGCTTGATATTCCACTTTTCAACGATAGGATTACCATCATCATCTTCATTAACCACGATATATGCAACGCCTTTCTTAACATTAGCATAACGATACCCATAATCAAACGATGATCTCTCTGTTACCCATACTAAATGAGGATATGCATCAAGATACGGGATTTTTGATTCATCTAAGTTCTTAGAAAATTCAAATAAGTTGTCAGTTGTCTTTTCTCTGAAACAACCTAGAATTGAACTGTCTCCCTTGTCAAAATAAACAGATGAATGTGCAAATGCCATAATTATACTCCCTTTGTGTTGTATGTCTCGTCATAGTTGCTTAGAGGAGACATTTAGCGTACTGTAGCGACTGTTTATGCAGTACTACAGTGACAAATATAAACCAGTTTCTTTTTCAATTAAATCTTGCATCATATCACAGTATATTCCATCATGTGATGCAACTTCTGCGATCTTAACACCCCAAATCTTACTAAATGTAATGTCGTATGTATCCATAGAGTTTAAAGCAACCTTAACATGGTTAACTCTCTTACTTCCCATAATGCGAAAAGAAAGATCATTACCGCTAGTGGCTAAATTCTTAGCACCCATCATATACAATGCCTTGTTACCGATTTGATTTTTAATAATAGAAGCAACTTGTGACATAATTTTTCTCTCTTTGATTAATTAACCTACTTAACCATTATAGCAAGATGCCTTACATTTGTCAAGCGTTTTTGAAATCTTTTTGCATAAATACTCTATATATAAGGAGTAATCTATGCCTCGTTTAAGTCTCTATCGTGCGACAAAAACCAATGACTTTAATTTTCATGACAGAACCATCAGAGAACAGTTTGATATCGGTGGTACTGCTATACATGTTCATAAATATCTTGGACCCAAGGAAACTATCCACAGCAAGGACCCAACTGAACCAAATTATGGTTCTGGTCTTGAACTTGATCCCACACTTGGCATTGAAATAAATCCCGAAGGCTTTATTAATGAAACTAAGATACAAGACTTGTTGTTTATGGAAAATCGTGATCGTAAATATGATCCAGACATTTTTGAACTACGAGGTGTATACAACGTAACAGACAATGATTTTGACTTGACACAATTTGGTCTATTCTTAACTAATGACACAATGTTTATCACATTTCACACAAACGATATGGTCGCAAAGGTAGGAAGAAAACTCATGCCGGGCGATGTACTAGAATTACCTCATTTACGAGATGATCTTTTACTAAACCATGACAGAAATGCTATCAATAAATTTTATGTCGTACAAGATGCTAACCGTGGCAGTGAAGGTTACAGTCAAACATGGTATAGTCACATTTGGCGTGTAAAAGTAACACCATTGACCGATACACAAGAGTATGCAGACATACTAGGAACAGCCGATGATCCAAATAGTTTGAAACAAGATTTAAGTTCATATAAAACAGAGATAAATATTTCTAATGCTATTATACAAAGTGCTGAATTGGATGACCCATTAGGAATTCCATTAGTTAGTCATTTGTTCGGTGCTGCACCAACTGCGGTGGAATATGATCATGGTGAAGTATTAGAAAAAGGTGATCAATTCCCACAACTACCAAACGATGGTGAATATTTCATAAGAGAAGACTTCACTCCAAACCGCTTATTCGTATACCGTGGCAGTCGTTGGCAGAGATTGTATGACAATATCACTGATTCTACTTGGTCTGATAAAACATTCAATGCAAGTGGATTTATAGACAATAAAGCAACAACGATTATAGATAATAAAGAGGTGCCTGAAAGACAAGCACTATCAGATGTAATCAAACCAAAGAGTGATTTTTAATTATGGCACAATATTTTTATGACAGACAAATTCGTAGATACATACAACAGTTCATCAGATTGTTTGGTGGCTTTGATGTACAAATGGGAGTTAATGACCAAAAGATGCCCATATACCAAACTGTACCAGTTCGTTATGGTGATACCAATCGTATGGCTGCACATATTACTCGCGAAAATAGTGAAAATGTAATAAACACTGTTCCATTCATATCTTGTTATGTAACTGGACTTGACATGGCGCCTGAACGCAGAATGAATCAGCAACATGTAGATAAAGTACAAGTATATGAAAAGGCAATAGATGAAACAACTGGTGAATACACTGGTGAAGTCGGAAATCGGTACACTGTAGAACGACATATGCCCGTTCCTTATAACCTAACTATGAATTGTGATATATGGTCATCAAATACAGATCAGAAATTGCAATTACTTGAACAAATAATGGTATTGTTCAATCCTACGTTGAATATCCATACTACTGACAATCCCCTTGATTGGTCAAGTCTTGCATATGTTGAAATGAAAAGTTCGCAATGGTCAAGTCGTAGTGTGGGTGCAAGTGTTGACGATATCATTGATGTAAGTACACTTACATTTGAAATGCCGATATTTATTAATCCACCAGCAAAATTAAAGCAGCAAAAATTGATTTATACAGTAATCAATCAATTGTATAATCTAGATGATGTTAACTTAGATGCATTTGATGCAAACGAAGAATTTGATACAACATCACTACAATATGTAACCGTTACTTTAGACGATATGAAAGTTAAATTTGAAGATAATAAGGCATTCTTACTAAATGAATCTGGTACTCAGGTTAATACAGATATTGGTGGATTGCTTGATTGGGCTAAATTCCTAATCCCATTCGGTGAATTGCGAGAAGGTATTAGTCAGATTCGTATGCGAAAATCAAGTGCGCCAAATGATATGGATAATGATATTATTGGCAGACTTACATTTGATGCGAATAATGTAAATGCACTTAATGTAGAAATAGACACTAGTACATTGCCAACAAACACATTGACTGCGGTTAATGGGGTTTTAGACCCATTACAGAATTATCCTGGCGACGGATCGGTTGCTGCTGCGGTTGTTGGTGCTAGATATATTATTACTAATAATATTCCAAACGGACCCGAGTGGGCTGGCTTAACTGCAACCAAAAATGACATTATTGAATATAATGGGACGAACTGGACTGTATCATTTGATAGTAGTGCGATCATCACCCAACAATATGTAGAAAACATCATTTCTGATGACCAATTAGAATGGTCTGATGGTGATTGGATTAATAGTCATGAAGGAATATATAACTCAGGATTCTGGCGCCTTTATATATGATCAAATACGATGGTCATATGTGTTGGCATCAATTGTCCAACCATACTGACGAATCTATGATTCATTCGTGTGATTGGTTAGAATTCATGCTACCGAAGCAACATGCTATCACAGTTGAACTAACTATATTGTCAATTTGTACATTTGACGATCATATTAAACATATACTGAGTGATTATCCTAATATAGAAATAATATACATATATAATAGTACTAGACTTGATCCTAGGTATGTATCACAGGAAATACTAGAGCATTTTATTAAAGTCTTTAATAAGTATGATAAACATATAAATTTTATATATAATGAAGGTATTGAATCTCTAATTAAACACAAAACAATGCCAATCTCTGTATTCAATAGTTTTTTGAGTACATATAAAACGTTTGCATGGCGACCAGAGGATTTTGAAGATTATATAGATGAACATGGACCAGAATATCGTGCATTATGGTCATCACTAAATGAATATCATAAAGATTTTACATGGAATGACTTTGTGTGTATTGTAACCAACAATTTAAAACCCGAAAATCAATGTACAATGAATATAGAACGTGTATTGGAAGGATGCAAAGATTTCAAAGATTAAGGAATAACATTATGATCAAATACGATGCACACATGTGTCATCATGAGTTAACAAACCAAATTGATGAAACAAATAGTGACAGTAGACGCAATATGCATTCATGTGATTGGTTGGAAGATGTGTTACCTAACCAAATCGCTATAACAATTGAACTTACGCTATTATCTATTGACAGATTTGATGATCATATTGAACATATACTCAGTGATTACCCTAACATAAAGAAAATACACATATATAACAGTACTAGACTTGATCCTAGATATTCTTGTCAATCTACTATTGATAACTTTATTAAAAGTCTGCAAAAATATAATAATCACATTGATATCATATACAATGACGGGATAGATTCATTGATTAGACATGAAGAGATGTCTGCATCAGTATTTGACGCATTATTGCTTGAATATAATTCATTTATGTGGAGTGTCAACGAATACCCTTGTTATATTGATAAAGATAATGCATATTACAGATCATTGTGGTTATCCATAAATGTATATCATCAAGAGTTCACATGGGGTGATTTTATTAAAATTATAGACGATAATTTATCACTATATAAATATTACACATATTAAGGAATTAAATAATGGATAAGTTAAATGCAAGTGGGTGTATATTTTTAAGTATAGATACTGGTAGAGTATTACTGCAACAACGTAGTGAGAAATCTAGTCATCCACGTACTTGGGGTTTTTTCGGGGGGAAGGGCGAGAAAGGTGAGCGTCCGTTAGAAACATTACTTCGTGAACTTGAAGAAGAGGTTGGAATGTTGCCCGATGTTGAAAAAATATACCCACTGAATAAATTTATATCACCAGATAAAAGATTTGAATATAATACATTCGCGGTTGCGGTGTTTGAAGAATTTATTCCACAACTTAATAACGAAAGTGATGGTTTTTGTTGGGTTAAGATAGGTAACTGGCCTCGTCCATTACATCCTGGAACTAAAGCACAATTATATAACAAAGAGATTGTAAAGAAAATTAGAACCATACACGAAACTAGTTCAATGAATGGTTCTAATTGGTTAGATACGCTTTAATCTGCGCTAATGCGTTTTTTCATACTTGCGATGAATTGCTCACGCAACCATTCAAAATCATTGATTTTTTGTAGCATTTCTACGTCATCTTTATGTTCAATGCCATACGCCTTTCCTTCTACTGCGCCTTTAACGCAATATCTTCCAAAACGTTGACCATTATCCACTGTGCACCAGATTTCTAAACGACTACTCGCTTCATTATTGATTCTGTCATTTGCACCAACATTTGATGCCAATTTTACACATTCACGAAACGCTGAACGCCATGTTCTGAACGGATCTTTGTTAAACATTGTAACATTAGATATATTAGACACTGGTTGATAGAATGATACACCTTGTGAGAAATCAGGCAATACATGTCCCATCTCTAGTAGTTGTTCACGTGGGAATAACTTAACTGCACCATAACCATACTCTAAATCGTTTATAGGATTACGCGCTGACCAAACATATGTCGTATTCTGACGTTTGTTCATTGGTGGTATATAATCAAATTTGAAATTTGGCACTATCTCTGCATCTGCATCAACAATATAAATCATTTCAGTTTTGCATATAGATGCTGCTTGTCTGTGTGCATTCGCAATGCCTTCTACATTTTTTATATGTTTAGCATCTGGGAATAACTGTTTTAATTTCTGATAATTAGAATCTGCTTCTGCTTCATGGAAACTAATCATAACTACTTCAAAATCAGCATTATGGTATGAACAAATAATTTTATTGTCCAAAACACCATGTGCTACTCCAGACGTAGGTACTAATTTTACATCACCCCATGAAGTATCACGACCTGTTCGTCTTATTACTCTAGGGAAAGAGTGAATAAAGTTGTGTCCGATATCACTTGGTTTATAGTGCCATGGGAAGTCTGGATTAAGGTTTTGTGTATCATCTACTACCCAAACCATATCACTAGTTTGTTCATATTCACGCGCTATTAGTAATAATGCGTCAACATCATTACTACTAGGTGCTACATGAACTGGATATGATTGGAATACGTGCTTTTTTAATCTGTCCCAAGGCGAAATAACTGTTTGACCTTTAAAATCAAACAATGTTGATTGTGTTATATTAATCATTGCAATTGCCTTTTATTGTAAATGCGGTTGTACCAACATGACTTATTTGCATACTAGTATCATTGTCAACCCACACTTCGTAACCATTCTCGGCTGCTTTTTTACAGAAGAACATATCTTCGCCTATTAGACTCGTATAATCATTATTCCATTCTACCCCGAAGTGAGGTTTTTGTATCTTTTCGTATACCGATCTTTTTACTAACATTGCACCCATTCCGACAGCATCTACGGTTTCTATGCCCGTTTGACTGAATACTCTCTTATCTAAATCACCAAATGTCTTAAATGCGACTGGGCGATGTGGTGGTACACGTGTGCTATAATTACACGCCATAATATCTTTATCATGCGACATTAGTGCTTCAATAATAACTGTAGGGAATATCATATCGCTGTCAAGCCATAAAATATGTGTACAATCTGTATCTAATGCAGTATTAACAAGTTCTTGTCGTTGCATTGCAACTTCGCTTCCTATATTCATATGAATCGTAATTGACTTATTATCTCGCCCGCATTTATTAGTTAACATAGCAAGACTATGTGTAAATGCGGAAGTGACTAAATCACGAACTGGAATACAAATTGCTACTTTTGCGTTAAGATTTTCTTTGTAGTAAAATTTGGGTATACTTACCATAGTTGTTAGATCATACCAGCATCAAGTTCGGCTTCAACAGTCTTGAATTCTTCATTCAAAGTCTTTGCCAATGTTGCTGTTGTCTTTACACATGCAGCAAATGCGTTATCATTTAATGATACCATATAATTCATATGCTCTGGTTGTACTTTACCGATAGTAAGGATATCAATTGCTGCTAATTTAGCAAGACGTTGAATCCAATATTCCTCTTCGGAATCTTCAATGTTTTCAAGTAATGCAGTAACATCGTGCTTTGCAGAAAAATCATCATATACCGCTTGCAATACTACTTGATCAGGATGACCACTTTGCGTTGCTGCTGATAATTCTACTGTCAATGCCTGTGCTTGACGTGCTGGGGTAGGGTGTGATCCTAATAGAAATGTTTCCACTTCAAATCTGGTGCGGATGCCTGTACTCATAGTTGTTTTCTCCATGTTGAGTTTACAAAATTTTAGTAAATTTATGTGTGATAAGTAGCATGAGGACTATTAATCCTCATGCTGATGCTAGATGGTTACGGTGACGTACCACCCGCATTAGGGTTCTGCCAACCACCGAAGGTTGCTGACAATGATATATTTGATGTTACACTTGGCGAAATAAATGCACCTAGTTGTGACAATGATACTGTTCCAGATAATCCGAAATAGTTACGTACTGTGCCCATTGTAATGGTTACACCTGTTGCTGGTAATGCCATGAGTTATTCTCCTTTTTTTTGCTGATAACTAGTATCTGCTTTATATATTTATCTTTATATAATATAGTTTAACATAGTTTTAATACTATGTCAATAACCATATTATCCTTTCTTTAATATATTTATCTCTTCTTGTAGTGAGTTTATTTGTAATTGTTGCTCTTTAACTGCTTCAATTAATAATCCAACCATGTTGCCATATGCTACTGACTTCAATCCTTCGTCATTTGTATGAACTACTTCTGGGAACACTGATTCAACTTCTTGTGCAATAACACCAGTACTTTGTCTATTGTCCTTCTCAAACATAACACCTCTGAGATTATTAACAGTGTCTACTGCGTTAGTGATTGTTTCCACATTATGCTTAAATCTAATATCGGAATATGCAGTCACATCGCCCGATGCCACAATACTTCCAGTAACCGTTAAACCATTGGCACAATGCCACAAACCAGCGTCAGTACTATATGCCGACCAGCCATTAGCAGAGTTTAAAAACCCAATGTTGTTAGAATTACAGTGTATTGCCCTATTACCGTGATCGGTGTCGACCATGAATATATAAGAAGAAGTACCTGCTCCTACCGTCAAGTTTCCTGAAATACTATCAGCCGTATCACTTCTTAAATACTGTGAACCTTGTAAACCATCAAGTAAGTCAGCATCTAAGCCTGAACCTGAACCATCTACTGTTTTAACTGCTGTCAATATCTGTGCTGCTGATTGGTCTGCTGTAGCACCGTTCTCTACGTTTAATAGAGTTCTTGCTCCTGCTGCTGTGTAACTTCTACCAAAAGTATCAGTTCCGTTTGTTCCAGTGAACAGACCCATTCCACTAGATGTACCACTAGTACTAAACGTACCTGTGCCGTTATAGAAGTTAGCGTATATGTAACCACTGGCACTTCTCTCTACGATGGTACTATTAGATTGAGCCTGACTAGGTAACGCACCTCCTAAAGTACCAGCATTGATACCTCCTGTGCCATTTATGTCAACAGTCTTAATAGCAGCAAGTATCTGTGACGCAGATTGATCTGCGGTTGCACCAGTTTCAATGCCGTTTAACTTGCTGTGATCTGCTGAAGTAAAGTTAATCTGCGAAAGACCACCATCACCTACAGAATAAGTCGTATCAGTAAATACTGCTCCCGCTGGTACATTAGTCAATACCTGACTATCATCTACCTTGCCATTTAACGATGTTTGCAATCCTGTGATAAACGAGATAGGGTGACTTGAAGGGTGAACATAATTGTTGGCACTCGTTGCGATGCCATCTAACTTAGTATTATCTGCTGTAGTGAAGTTTACTTGAGTTAAACCACCATTACCTACTGAGTAGGTAGTGTCAGTGAATAAAGCGCCAGATGGTACATTAGTCAATACTTGACTGTCGTCTACTTTGGCATTTAATGCTGTTTGCAATCCCGTGATAAACGAGATAGCGTGACTTGACGGGTGAACATAATTATTGGCACTCGTTGCGATGCCATCTAACTTAGTATTATCTGCTGTAGTGAAGTTCTTTTCAGTTAAACCACCATCACCTACCAAATAAGTCGTATCAGTGTCTGCTGCCAATGCCGAAGACAACGCTGCATCTGCTTTACTAGTTGCATCTAAACTTGCAGTTGCAATTGCATCTGCTTCTGCGGTGTCTGCATATGATTGGTACGCTGTTGTAATTGCTGTTTCACGACCATCTGTGTATGCGTTCGCATTAGATTCTGCTGTGTTTGCCTTGGTAGTCGCATCTAAACTTGCAGTTGCAATTGCATCTGCTTCTGCGGTATCTGCATATGATTGGTACGCTGTTGTAATTGCTGTCTCACGACCATCTGTGTATGCGTTCGCATTAGATTCTGCTGTGTTTGCTTTAGTGGTCGCATCCAATGCTGCTGTTGCAATTGCATCTGCTTCTGCTGTATCTGTATATGATTGGTACGCTGTTGTTATTGCTGTTTCACGACCATCTGTATACGAGTTTGATGCATTGATTGCGTTTGCGTGTGATGCATCTACATATGCTTTATGTGTTGCATGATTAGCATTTGTTATAGGACCGTTGATATCAATATCATTTGCAATGAAGCAATCTGCTTCCATTTTTCCTAATACAAAACTTGCATCTCCCGTGTTAATATCACCATTTGGTTCTGGATCATATTCACTAAACACTTTCCATGTCAATGCACTTGCATCATAAAATACACCAACGTGGGTGTATCCTGGTGCAGATGTGCCCGTGTTAATGTTACTAAAAATACCAGTGTCAATTGCTAATGGAGCGGCAGTACCGCTCCATACGTCACCTAACGTGTGCCCAGTGGTAGCAGAGAACTTAATTGTAATGTTATTGTCCAGTGCTTGATCTGTTCCGTCGATCGTAATACCCGTTGCTACTGTTGTTACAAAGTTATCCTTTGACCATTCAAATGTATCTGGAGTACCATTGGCATCTATTCGTACGTAATAAGTGACTGAGGTAGTACCTTCAAAGTACCCCCCAAGAAAACCATCGTCTAATCCAGCACCAGTGAATATAGTGTTTGCTGCACCAATTGCATCACCTTGATTCAAGTAAATAAAACTATCA